GCCGCTGGAGGAGGTTGTACGCATAGGCGAGCATGGGAGTGCCATCCCACTACTTCACCCCGTCCGTACCCTATCGTACAATTATGCCGGCAAGAACGTGTCAATCTCAAGACGCTCACGCATTGCTATCATCGATATGGGATATTGAGAACGTCGATGATGCCCCGTTGAAGGTGGAGCAGCACAATGTGCGCGACTTGACGCGCCCCCCATGCTTGCAATGTGCTGCTTTCCCCTAAACGAAGCTTTCGGGGTTGGCATATTTCAGTTCCCGACCGAAGGCAGCTAGCCGGCTAGGATCTTCATAAGCGACCGCCATCAGACCAAAGGCATCTGCTGCATGCGAACTCCAATCGTGTTCTGGACCTAATCCTGCATCGCGCTTCTCGTCCTTTTTTTCGTGATAATAACCGAGCGCATCCCTGCCTCCTTCGGTGGTCACTTCGTTGAACCACATCCTTGGGAATAGGCGTCGCACTGCCTCGATGCGCATTGCAGCTGCACCTGCACCCTGGTTGGGGATTACCTCAACCTGAAACTCGGCATCCTGTAGGTGATCTTTGTATCTGAGCCCGGTGACGCTGTTGGCGTTCATGCCATCGTGCGGCAGGTAGCACATCGATCGGCTGTAGCCGCGGTGTCGTAGCTCGTTTGTGTAGTAACCGAGCACTTGGCTTTGGCCCTCGATGTAGTCGAGCACTCTGATTTCCTGCCCGGCCCACTGACAGACCCATATCGCGGTTGCATCTGCCTTGGCTCCCGCTCCGCCAATATCCCAGAACAGTCTTAGGGGCAGGATTGGGTCAGCCGAAACCTTGCCGATCCTGCCTTCGGTCTTTGCCTGCGTCAGCACTCCTGCAAAGTAAGCGCCAACGAAAGCCCTGGCATAATCGCCTAGCCAAACGTGCGCGTATCTGTCGGGGTAAGATTGCAGGTCGAGGGTGCGCTCCCCGTCGAGCACTGTCGGGAACCACGGATTGTCCCTCCAGTTCGCCTGCACCACGATTGCATTGTCTGGCTTCTCAACCCGCAGGAATTTATCGACTGCGTCCTTCTTGCGGCGTGGGTTCCAGCTGAACCAAATCTCTGACCCTTCAGCGCGGATCGTTGGTCTGAGTAGGGCTAGGCTGCGCTCGCTTAGCGTCTGGGCCTCCTCGACCCAAGCCACGTTGTAGTTCTCCAGCGACTTGATGCTTTCGGCAGTGCAGTCGGTCATGCCCTGGAAGATGATCAGCCCGCCGCCGGGTGTCTCGATGCGGTCGTAAAGCACCCGGAACAGATGACCGACAGCCATCTCCTGTATCTTGTTTTCGATGAGCAGCTTGGCCGATTGGGCTAGGGTCTTCTGCACCTCACGGATGCAGACCACGCGAGCGCCGGGATGGAGCAGGCAATACTCGACCACGGCTCCAGCCATGAAATGAGACTTGCCAGAGCCACGGCCGCCCCAAGCTCCCTTGTAACGGGAGGGCCGCAACAGGGGCTCAAAGACGCGGGCAGTGTCGATCTGTAGGTCGGTCATATCAGTCCTGCCGTCTTGAGGGTGGCGATTGCACCTTTATCGCCCCGCCGGGCTAGCCGTTTGAGGCGCTGCCGGTCCAGCTTGCTGAGCACCGCCGGGTCGAGCCAATCCCGCGATGGGTTGGGGTGAGCCTTGAGGTAAGCCTCTCGCGCGGTCTTAGCCTCATGCAGCACGGTCATGATGGCTTCTGCCGGGGTGTAGGTGCGGGTCGTGGTGTGGCGCAGTTCGACCTCAAAACCTCGATCGAACCTGCCGTCGAAGGCGATGGCTTCCTTGGTGATAAGCTGATCGTCAACCCCGGCAGACCAATCGGGAGCAGCCCAGGCGTCGGCTGACACACCGCACTGGCAAATCCTCCAAGCCCAACCCGGTAACTCTCGCTCAAAGGTCGCCACAGCTTCGTCAAGGGTCATGCGGTGGTCTTTCCTACAGGCGGTTGGGGGCTTGCGGGATGTCCCGTGCTAGCCGGTGTGTCTTCGGGGCAGTGGGACGCGCCGCGTGCGGTCCTACGGCGGTCCGTCGCTGACCTGTACCGCTCAAAGTGAGGACCATGCGGACCTTCCACGGCTGTGAGCTTGGCCGCCTTGGCGATGTTGATGATCGATCTAGGCTGGCGGGTCTTGCCGTCCAGCATGACCAGCACTCCGGTCCGGTTCATGGCCTGCAGGGCTCGGGCTGCATCGCACTCAGGATCGCGGGATTTGTATACCAGCATCCTGCCCTCGTGCATCACGAGGCCGCCATTACTGAGAAGGTGAAGGCGGGCTGTGGTCATCTGGATCGAGGATCAGTACCCAATAGTCTGGGCCACTGCCGTATGAACCGGGCTTAAGGTTGTCGGTGCCCCACTCCTCCTCCATGCCGACCGACTGTGCTCGCCATGCTGCTTGTTCTGGTATTGTCGCCGGGCGCACGGCCAAGCTGTCCTCCCTCCTATAGTCTCTCACGCACCACCTCCCGATGCCGCGCTTAGGCCAGCGTGCGGCGTCGTCGTCGTCTTTGGCGCGGAAGGCAAGCTTGGGTACGCTGTTTACGTCCAGTACGTAGGTTTTCATTTCAGCGCCTCTCCACCAGCAGCTTCTCATCGTAGATCACGCTGTAGACGTAGCCAGCTTTGCCACCAACCCACAACGGATGAAGTCGAGCTGTCCTACCAGGAGAAGCGTCTTCGAAGCTGTATGGTGAACCTGTGCAGGTCTGCTGGGGATATCGCCTCATGGATGTCGTCCAGCGTAGCGTCGGGGGAAGCGCTTTCTGGGAACACTGAGGCAAGCCTGCAAAGCTGCTCTGCCGTGACAAGGGCTTGATGACTTTCGAGCCGATAACGCTGGATTGCTTCTAGCAAGCCTTCCTTGGTCGTGCTGCCAATGCGCACACCGTTTGGCAGCTCGTAGTCGAGGATGGCTCGGCGCTTTGGTTGCCACATGGACACATAGTCTTCCGCCTTGGTGGCAAGATTGAGCTGTCAGGCAGAGCGGCGCTTGCATCTTAATCCACCGTGTGAACTTGCGGTCATAAGCCTTCCTGCAAGTCATTCGCAGCAAGGGCAGATTTCAGCCATTTCTTGAGCGATTTGCTACCTTAAGGTTACCTAGACCTGTCCTTAATTTAGCAGAGAAACAGCAGAAATCAGCCAAATATCAGTCTTAAACCCTGTGACTGATCATCGTAGGTCGGCCTGAGCCGATCATCAAATTCCGCCTTCAGCGGGTGGCGTGCAGCATGCGGCTGGTGTGACCAAGGCGTTTCCTTTTTGCTAGGCTCACGGGTCTATGCCCGAAGAAAATACGAGCCTTTTTCCGTCGTCGTGGCGAGTAGAGCAGATTGACGACGGCTACGTGGTAAAGGACGCCAATGGCCGATCTATCGCTTACGTCTATGGGCGCGCGACTCTCGTAGCAGATGCTAACATCCTCACGATGGACGAGGCGCGTCGCATCGCCTCTAACATCGCCAAGCTACCAACTGTCCTGACGTTGATTGAGGCTTCCACCTTCATCCTGAAAACGATTGCCATCGCGGGGCTGGTCATCATCGCAGCTGCCTTAGCCTCTCACTTCGCCAGCCATTACATTCGCTAGCTAAAGGGTCGGCGGCTGCATCTACACAATTCCCAGCTTGGGCTCAGCCAGCCTACGTCTGAAAGACGGAGGTGCAGCCCGTTCTATAGCGGGGCTAGCCTCAACGATTTCCGGCAAAGCCTCTTCAGCTTGTTCAGGAGGATCGATCAATACCCGCTTGATCCAGACTACTCGATCAGCATCGATCCCGTCTGGAAGCTCAGCTCCTTCTCGCAGGTAGACAAGGCTTGAACTCGTGGCGTTGCGAGCATCGATAAGCCTGCGTAGCTCTTGAACCTGCTTAGCTAGCGGTGAGGTGGCCATTGTCAGCCGTCCTGTCGGATGACTTGTTGTGCATCGTGAGAATTGGCACCGACCGCTCGGAAGCTAGCAACTGACGCATTTCCTCTATCTGCTTCTCGAGGATAGCAACCTCAAGCATGCTGCGATGATTGACCAACAGTTGGGAAAGGCGTGAGGCTAAAGCTGGGGTTATCCGGCCACGTCTGAGTTCCTTGTAGACCTTGCTGTGCTCCAGAAGCACGCTGCCGATGGTATCTAGTCGCCCTATTCGTTTTCGTTGATCTGTCATTAGCTTATGGTCCCGTTAGCTAACCGTTTTGTCCCGCCTAGGTCGCCTATTGTTGGCGTGTTCCAAGCTTTTCATCACGAGCGAACCTGCTTCCCCATGCGTGCCCTTGGATTGTACCCAATACCGGCATGCCAACGCGGCCCACAGTAATAAGAGTAGCGATGCCGATAATGCGGACGGCCATAATACCCGTAGTGGCAAAAAGGATCGGGCGTTAGTGACAGCCTAATTGCTTCTCTGCCGAAGGATCACTGTCATTGTACGGCAGCGTATCAAACCGTTTGAGGTGTTCAAGCCAAAGCTGGTTCATAAGAGAAGCCCCGGCGCATCCGACAGATCGGCCTCAGGCTGGCAGGGTTACGCGCCGTGATAAAACTTCATGCATTGGAAGGTCTACAACATTGGGCCAGAGAATTTCTCTAGCCCGGCGCGCTCGAGCGATTCCCCCAAAACGAGATTTTCGGCGACAAGGCTCTCGATATTGCTAAGCAAGCATATATGGGACTAACCTAGCACCGCTGGCGTGCTCCGTTCGCCCAAAGGAAAATTCCTTGGGAGGCACCTATGACCGAGCCGGCATTGCGGCCTGTTGCCCAACCATCTCAGGACAGACTAGAGCCGGGCGCGATTGAAGCTTTTGCTCAGCCCGCGGCGGTTTCGGGATCCGTCTTGCCGACGCCTCTATGCGGACCAAAGAAGGCGCGACGGAATTCCAC